AATTGAGTGTGCCATCAAAAGTTGAGAAATCTCCTGCAAACACGCGCTTGCCATATTTCGAAAGTTTGGTTGCTGTTCTCATCCAGTCCGGTCCAAAACAATTTGTTCCAACAGATTGTTCATTGGTGATCTTATTTTCCATTATGTGAGCGATGAAACCCCCATAATACATACGCACCGCAAGAGTGTAATCGATAGGCCCATGAGCGAACACACGAGTCTTATTCTGGTCTACTTTTGCAATCGGTCTCCTTTCGTCCTTCAAGGTATCAGTCCATACAGTTGGAGTTCTTTTGGAATTTCGAGCGTTTTCAATGCGTTCAAGAACAAGTTTCCTCATTCCTTCGTCAAAGATGTAATCACCATCTTTACCAAACCACGTCGTTTTCCCTTGAAATCCAGGTTTCACGTTGAACACATGTGGATATCCCGCAGAACTTTGTCTATGTATACCTACAATATACTGGCTATCTGACGATCCAGCAACAGCTTCTTCATAAGTCAAAATTCGAGCAAGATACTTTCGTGTATCACCAGACAACAGTAGCGACTGAACTTCGTTAACTGCACGATCAACTTCAGCCTTCGGAATGTATGGCGTATTAATAGCGCATTTTTCTACATTCTTGTGGAGTATATTGACATGGGTATCGTAAAGTTTCGCTGGTTTCGTTATTGGTTCTACGTAACCATGAATTGGGGATGGGCGAATGTCTGTTTTGCCTGGAGCTTGTTTCACCATGCTACAGCCTCCTAAGAAGCTGAAAGTGGCGGCGGGCATATCAAGCATTTTGAGAATGTCATCTTGGGAATAGTTAACATTGAACTGTAGTTCTACCTTACTTTTACAAATATTTGGCAGTTCATCAGCATCAAAATCTATAACCTTGAAATTCTTCATCGCACGTTTGATATCATCTTGCGTCACACTCTGACCAAACGCAGTACGACCTCCAATTTCTCCTGCCATGTGAATACCAGCAATCTTCCTTCTGAAAGAAGTGTCGTTTACAATAACGGGAGAACCGCAATCACCTTTCGTAGTATTTAGCGCATAAACCAACGTATCTCGGGCGTGGACGGTCTCATCTTCGAATTCAAGTATACGATCCTCTATTTTGCAATCGGTATTACCCAGAATATGAGAATACAACCGATCTCCAATTCTTCTCAGAGTTGGCACGCACACCTGTGCTCTTCGCTCGGCCAATTCTGGCATCTCCTGGAAATGTTTCAAAATATTAGTATGGGCAGGAACATATCGTGGAAATTGTATTAACATAGCATCTTTCTTATCACCATTTCTATATTCTATAAACGAAATTATTAAATCAGCAGTGGGTACAGTAAATTCAGCTCCGTATGTATTGGTTATGGTTATATTATCAACTTGTCTAAGATGTTCGTGTAAATGTTTAACCGTCACCATCACGTTATCAATAACAAAAGTGCCAGTGACACTAAAAGTTTTGGTTGATATTACGTATTGGTTGGCGAAAATTTTATGTAAAATAAGTTGTTGAGCAGTCATATCAGCAAAAGCTTCCTTTTGAACCATCTCAGAAACAACAGTTTTACTTTTCTTCGTCACTGAATCACCGGAAACACTGGCTTCTCTATTTATGACACTATGGTATCCAATAAAAGCTTCTGTTGGTACGTAATCAATCATAATATATCCATTTCCAGTTTGATATTTATTCTCACATTTGGTCAAATCAATATGGAAAGCAAAAGTTCGATCAGGCAAACCGTCAGGGAGAGAATACAAAATCCCCGGGAACGCATGAACATGCGCTCGCCTCATTCTTTTGATCCCATCTTCCATTATGGGTTTGATTCTGTCTTCAGTTGTAAAATGTGTTGCGGTCGTAACTTGTGTTGGTTCATAGACCAAATCAGGATTAATAGCATACATGTGTCCTTGTCGCGCACGTATTCTTTTCCCAGTCGGATCATTTTCCAATCTATTCTTCGAGTCGGATTTGGCAATAAGGAGGAAATCCTCATTGCTGTATTGTCCTACCTTCTCTCGAATAGTGTCGTATGAGACCCAACCGTCCTCTGTTTTTGCTTTTTGTCTGAGGAACATAACCAATTTCTTACCTGGACTCGGAGCCCAAATCTCAGATTGAATCACTCGTTTCTTATTGGTCTTGGAATCTCCAGAGACAGAAGCTTCAGTAACAATTGTTTTAAGTTTCCTAGTCTTCATATCTCCAGATACACTAGCCTCCGTGAGCACTTTCTTTGCATTCCGAGTTTTGGCATCACCAGACACTCCGGCTTCCGTACGGATTCGCTTCACATTTCTGGTTCTAGAGTCATTTGAAACACTGGCTTCTTTAGTCATTTTGGTCGAATCTTCGTCGTCACCATTTTGGAAAAGCTTGTATACACCAACAAGTGCCAATAAGGTACCTACGGTAAAAAGCACATTCTTGAGAGTGACAAATTTCATTATTTTATCACGCATATCTTGAAGTATTGTTTTAACATTAGGAATGGCTTTGACATCCACTTCTTGAACATCCATATCAATAGGTAAACTATAGAACACTTCATCGGTACTTGCAACATATCCAACATTCATTTGTCTTTCTACTTTCGCATTGAAAGATTTCTTAAAACGCATCTTAAGTCTATCAAAACGAGCTTCATCCATTCGATCAGTCAGATTCTCATTAAATGCAATCGAGGTTTCAAAGCTAGATCCAGCGAAGGATACCAATTCATCAATAAGTTCTTCATACGAATATGTCACTGAATTTCCATCTTCTCCACAATATGGTTGTCGTGTTTCAGGATTATATCTAATAAATTCATAACAATTGGTGTCAATACCGGGAGCACACTTCGTAACATCAAGTCGTTCAACTGTGGCTCCTGAATCCGCATCAACTCCCGTCTTCGTGTAACCTTTCTTATTGATTACTTTCAAACAAAAATCTATGCGTCTTCGGAAGGCTGACGGGAAAGTTAGAGAATTCACTTTGAGCTCCAAAACATTGCTGGTTAATATACAGAATTTTGATATGAACTTTGTTTTCGCCTTATCAGTTAATGTAGCCATATGCAATGGATATGGTGCGCAATTTCCAGATCGAATTATTTCAAAGAATTCCACATTGGGGTTTGAACTTGAGTCAGTTCTCTGACCAAAGTCATCCCACACGCAAACATTTTGGCCGGTATAACCGTCCCAAAATTCCTGTTCCGAATTTCTGAAATAAATTTCTGCCGGAAATTCTCTAGCTTGTTTCACGTCATCACAGAGAATCGCATTCAAATCAGTCCCAAGTGGATAGGTAACACCAGATTTCCCAACACCAGATTCACCAAACAGATGAATCATGACGGGTTTAGTCCTAGGACGGTTACCCAGTACACCACTATGGTCAGCTTCTTTCAAAAAAGAAGTACACAAGGCAAAGCATTTTTGGAAATGATCAGACAATTCTGGTTTGACTTTGAGTAGTGCCATTGAACGTGAGAACTCCATACCCTTTTTATACAAATTATTTATCTCATATATCAGGGCTTTTTCTTTTTTCACTCTCTCGCACACGGGATTCTCAGGATTAACCAGGGCAACAACTCGATTTGACCACATTGTGTAACCAATCAGGTATTCTTCTAGTCCATGGTTTAACAGACCGGGGAAAACTTGTTCTATACACCATTCCGCAGTAGATTTGAGCAAATCGGCTGATGATTTGAAAAGATCAACCATCGATTTGAGATTTTTACATCTTTCTGCGAAAAATTTTTCCATTTGCCACATGTTCTTGCCACGTGGTATGCCAAGAGAACACTGAATGACGGCAGCTATAGCACAAGCTACACCAACGACTGTCATTTTCTGATTTTCCATTATCTTTTCTGAGATAAAGGAGAAATTCCCTAGAGATTCCAAATCAAAGCCTTGTCTTTCTACTAAGTGTGACACATCAGAAGATGAAAACAAAAACTCCTTCACTGATTTCACAATTTCCGTTCCAAATTCAAGTCCAACGTTGAAAAGAAAAGAAGCAATTTTCCAGCCCTTTTTAGCGAGGCCAAAATTCACGAGAACCTTGGCAAGTCGCAGAAGGAGGGGAGTCAAATTGATAGTATCCCACACGATTTGCATCGAAGACACTGCGTCATTTAGCGTCTCCAAAATTGATGTGGCTTTATCAGTTGTTGTTCCCATCTTTTCAATTAGTCCGTTCACATTATCCATTGTACGATTCGCATTATTGGCCAAACCCAGTGATGTTCCAGTAACGAGATTAACGTTCTCGTTGACGTTGTCAGTGAGCTCCGATACTTTACTAGCAGTTTTCATCATCATAGCTCGTTCTTCATCAAAAATTTGTCGTTCGACTAATTTACGGTCGTACATTTGTTCAAAAATATCCAAGTCTTCAACATCGTGTAATGACACTTCAGTTTGGATTTGGGTCCGTTTTCTATTTACAAGTATATCTACAAGCCTGTACCTCAGAATTTGTTTTGTTATTCTAGTATCAGGGGTTCCAGTTCTTTTCATCACCTGTCTCTCTCTCTTCAGTTGTCTCTCAAGTGCACCTTGGGATCTAGTTTCATAAGTTTGTGAGTTCATTGTGCTTTCGCGGTTGGTGCCGACCTAACGGCGGTGCTATTATCTCTAGCAAAGTGACTACGATTCACGGCCACCCGTTTCACTTCCGGGGAGAAGGCATTAGCTCGTTCCAGTCAAAACCGGGGAATTTGGTTGTCATTT